AACGGCGTTAACAGCCAAAATAGCACACGGCACAGGAGCAGGTCAGCTAGAATATAGTGTTATGCCTTATGCAACAGACACAGTAGAGCCTGCAACAAACGGGAGCAAAACAACTATGACACTCGCAAGGCGGTTTGAAAACAGTTCAGGTGGCTCAGTAACAATAAAAGAAGTTGGAATAATGAGTGTAAGTGGATTACTTTGCAGAATAATCCCAGCAACTCCTATTGTAATAGAAAACGGAGCAAGTGAAGTAATATCAATTGTATTTGAAACAGAGGTATAACAATGAAACTAATGAAACTAAAGAAGACAGAACTTGGACACAGGAGATATAAATGACATCACACAATAACGCACTTCATCCTTCAATTATGAATAACGAAGCGATGACGATATACTCGGGAGCAACGATATGAATATAACAATACACACAGTTAGCGGAACAAAATAAAATGAATATAACAATAACAGATGTAGTACCTTTTAGGCTTATCGGTGTTTATGATAACGGTGGCACTTGGACTCAGGCAAGCGGAACCGATTTAGCAGAGGCTCTGGCTTTACTGGATGAAGTGCCTACAACCACAGGGGTAAAGACTGGAACTATTTACGCTGATGGTGAAACGCTTTATGCACCAGATACTACATCTGATTTAGAAGTTGAGTATTTTGCTTATCTTGACGGTGAAACAACTGCAACGCTCGAAACAATATCTGATGCTACTGTTGAAATATTAATGACAATGACCGGCGAAACATTAATCCAAAATAATCACGGCAGATCTTTTGAAAGACGACTCCCTACGGGTTTAGCGTGGCACGGTGAAAAAAATAAAGCAATGTTGAAGGGTTTAGGTTATGAGTTTAGACGAAAAGAAATAGAGATTGCAGATCAGGCAAGTATTAATAATATGCTTTTTGGTAAAAACCTTGCGAACTGGCAGAAAACTTTAAGGCTTACTGCTACAGGAACCATAACAGATCAGCAAAACGCTATAATTAGAAAGCTATCAGATATAGGCGGTCTTGCGGCTTCAGACCTTACAAGAGAATTACACAATGCAGGGTTTACAGATTTATACGCTTATGCGAATAAATTTCCTGCTGATATTCCGGCTCTATGTATGGGATTAAGCACACAAATGGGGCCTGATACTGAATTAGCTAAAAAAAGAAAATGGGTATCAATAGACCCTCGACAGTACAGAGACTCAATATCATATATCTGTATGGGTTTAACAACGCAAATGGGATCTACAACTCAAATGGGTTATTATACTTCAGGGGCTGAACTCGTGGCAAATAGTTCCGAAACTGAAAATATACTTTGGGGTGATATTCCGGCTGAAGAGCAATACTGGAAAAACTTTATCTTTATCTGTGGAAGTACATTTGGCTCTTTGGTTGCGATTGATGCTGATAGAGAAAAAGAATTACGCAAACTGATTTTAACCATAAAGCCGTTCAAAACGTGGGCTTTGATGTTTGTTTATTATATTTAGGAGATTAAAAAATGAGAACACTGACAGGATCAAGTTTTCCAAACATTGACACGAGTGACCTTTCTAACTATCCAAAAGGTAGATTTAAGGACAAAACATCCCCGACAGCAACAGACGGAACCGAGGTATCAGAAAGAACGCTCGGAGATATTTATCAGGGTGTTATTGAACTATTAAGGCTTGCAGGAATAACACCTTCAGAAGTTGCTGACAAAAAAGGGGCTTCAGATGTTGCAAATGCTGTCGGTTTTTTGAAACCTATTGCTGTCTTGAGAGTGGGCTATGATGTTGCAACCGCATCTGTAAAAGTAATGGCAGGAAATTATATTGCAGGATATACAGGGGCTTTTGTTGAGGTGTCAACATACAGTACAACAGCTGTTTTGTGTAAGCTGACAATTAATAAAGATGGTGTTTTGTGTACCGAAAATCTTATGTGTACTATAACTCCGGCTGTTTCAAATGAAATATCAATGAAAGCTCAACATGGAATAGGCGGAACTTCACCATATGATGGTTATTATTTTAAAAATGGTGTCAACGACAATGTTGTATTTTTAAATCCTGATGGAACAGATATTGCAGATGTTAGAGTACAGTGTCAAGCTGTTGTTTGTGTTTACAAAATATAAAGCGTTCCCCTGTTAAGGCGGTGTAAAAGCCGCCTATTTCTTTAGCATTTTATCAATAAACTGCATAGTCTCAAGAATTATAGTATTCTGATTCTGCAAAGCCTTATCAGTTGCGGGCTTGAGCCATGATCTTTTGGGTACTGATATGGAACCCTGATTTTTAATTCCGTATAATAATCTTGCTGATTTTCTTTTGACTATTCGAGCCTTCATGGTTCTTTGGTTATAAGATACGGTCTTGAACTTATCAAGTATGAATATGCCTTTTGAATTTGAAATATACTTCTTTTTTTCTTTGTATGCTTGCCTGATAGCGTTTGCAAAGGCTCTTGATTTGGTTTTTGCGGTTCCGACTTCAACAAAAGAATTAATCCTCCTAATCTCTTTGGGCTTCATTTCTTTGGTGTTGCGTGCCATTAGACTGGTTCTTATACCAGAACCGCCGGACTTAACCTGTTTAACCTTTCCTCCAAATTCCTGACGGGCAAGATAACCGCCTTTAATGGTTGATCTTGAGTCACCGTCCATATTTCCCAATGCTCCTATTTCGGATATTTGATTATCCATAGAGGCTTGTTTAGGAGCTTTTTTGATGTAAACATTTCTTTTAGTGAATCGTTCTGTTGAAGAGTTTTTCCAGTTAAATTTCATCGTATCATTCGTGTTCTTTTTAACCGCAAAAGCCATATTATTGACATAGGCATTCATTACTTTTTTGGCAGTCAGATCGCCCTTGTTTTTTATGCGTTCGATGTATTTTTCAAGGTCTTTTGTATCCACGCTTATAATATCACTTGACATTTTTCACCCCTAAAAAGTCAAACTATTTAAAATTATATTGAAATAATTATTAAAATAAAGCATAATATTTGCGGACTTGGAGGGAAACTATGTGGACTGAAAATATCAAAGATGCGGTAATTGAGACGGCGGCTGGTGACAGATTTGTATTTGAATTTCGTGATCTTGAGAATCAGAGAGAGGAAAACACCTCAATTTTTAAGTTTTCAAACAGAAAAGATTATGTTCAGAAAACGACATCAGGATCAGAGATTTTCAACGAAACTTTTTGGCTATCAGGCGTTGACTGTGATGATATAGCAGATACTTTTGAGAAAGCTATAAAAGATATTAGACCGGTCAGATTCACACATCCTTTAAGAAAAACTACTTATCTTGTACAGATACTTTCTTTTGTTCGTAACGATTATCTTGCAACTAAGGCAAACGAGGTCGCCTTTAATATCGTAATGCACGAAACACAGGAACTTGATGAAGTAGTCAAGCCTGAGAACGAAAAGCAGTACATTGATAAAACAAACGGTGAATTTATTCTCAATAACGCAGTCGCATTTAAAAAGCAGTACGATAATAAACTTGCTGACGCTATCAAGAAAATAAACAACGGTATTAAAAAGGCTGTTGCAACAGTATCTCAAGTTGCTTATGCTTATGAATACGCAACGGATGTTATGGCTCAGTTGCAAGGTATAGTTTTAAACGCTGAAAACCTTGCAAATACTATTGAGGAAAACGCTGAAAGTATGGCGGCGGTTCAACAGGGTTTGATCCAGTTTGCTTCAAAGGCTCTTGAAAATCCGCTTGATAGAATAAAATATGCTGATGAATTAATTGACTGGATAAGCGATTTACTTTCAGGTGAAACAGATGGATCATCAAATAATGATCCTCTTGAGGTTGTTTTAAACGCTTCAGGCGTTTTATCAAGTGTTATACTTTCAAGCATTTCGGCTGGGTCGGAAACATATCGAACTAAAACAGATGTGTTTTTACAGGCTCAAAAAATATTCGATTTAAACCAGTTGATTACTGATTGTGTTGAATCGGCTGAAGTTGATGGGACTTATACTGACACGCCGGAATTGAAATTATACCGTGAACAGCTTGTTAAGAGTGCCGCTGGCAAGTTACAACAAATAGCGTTTAAGACAAAGCAGGAAAGACTTTATGTTTTAACAAAACCTGAAGACATATTTGTATTTGTATACCGCAAAACATCTCCGGCAACCACTACGGAATTAGATGCTAATGTTGATGAGTTTATAAGAGTAAACGGGATAGGCGGCAAGGAATTATACGAACTGCCAAAAGGTAAGGCTGTGAGGTTCTATCTTTGAGAGTGCATATTGTCAGGGCTGGTGATACGCTTGAGTCAATAGCTCAGTTATATCTTTATCAGGCTTCCAGATATATTGATATTCAGCATATTAACAATCTTGCAACGAAACAGATTGCAGTCGGTCAATCTCTTAAAATACCCGATCTTTTTGAGGATGAAAAAACAGATCCTAATTTTGACGGTGCAGGAATTATAATTGACGGCACGGAAATTGTTTCAATCCCTTCGGTATCGGTAAGCCGTGCAATAGATTCATTTTCGGCGGTCGCTGATTTTGCCGTTCCCAATGAGCTTATTTTTAGAAATCTTCTAAAGCCCTTTGGTTACAATGCGATTGATATTTATTACGGCAATGATCTATTATTTTCGGGCAAGGTTTTAAATATTAAGCCAAATAATCCGGGTGAAATTTCTGTATCTTGTAAAGGCAAATGCGGAATACTTGAGTCAGTTAATCTATCCCCTTCATCATATCCACGGACACGGTACAACACTTCTTTTAAGCAGATAGCGACTGAAATTTGTGATCCTTATGCAATAGTTTTAGACATTGATTCAAACGCTTCAGAATTAGCAAATAAGAAGTTTGTTAAGTTTGAAATTGGAGTGACTCAGAATCTTGCTGATTTTCTTATAGAACTGGCAAGACAGCGTAATTTAATATTATCTGAAACCCCTGAAGGTGCTTTAAGGGTTAGTCTTGATTCTACCGTAGATAAAACGCCGATATTAAATTTAGTCGATCCGGTCTGTCAGATTTCCTTTGATGCTGATAAAATATACTCTGATTACAGCGTTTTAAGGTCAACTAATAACGATTCAACTTATGAGACTGCAAACAAGAAGTTTGATATTGATATTTTTAGAATGAAAGTAATTGAACAGCAGAAAAGAGACTCAGGATCATCGGCTGATTTTATCAAAGCTGAAATGATTAGCACTATGTTATCATCATTCGGATTAAGTTTGACATTGCCATATATCAAGACAATGGACGGCAAGTTTTTACTATCCGGCGAAATAATTACCATCCAGAGCGACCGTTTGTATCTGAAAAATGATACTGACTTTATAATCGCAGATCATACTTTTGATATGAACGACACAGGGAAAAGTGCAAATTTAAAGCTGTTTCCGCTAGAATGGTATAAGGGTAATTTTGTTAAATTTTGGGAATAAATATGTTAATACTTGTAGTCAATGAAAGCACAAAAACCAATGAAATAAAAGAGGTTTTATCCAAGCACGGCATATTTCAGAATGACATCGCAGAGGATAGGATTTATACTCTTCCGGGCTTTGAATCTATTCCGCTCGAAGGTGACACCCTGTTAAAATCAAAATTATCAAGCGGTGATGACGCTCTTTTTCTTGTACCCCTAAAAAGCGAAATAAAGCCGGGTGAAAGACGGATATTTGCAACGGATGAAAACGGCTCTGAAAAGTCATCGCTTTTTATGGATAAAGACGGAAATGTAAAAGCTGAAAACGCTGTTATATCAATTACAATTGACAAAGACGGCAAGTATGAAATCAAAGGCTCGGTTGGTGATCTAACCGCTTTTATCCACGAACTGGCAAACGAATTCAAGGGACTTGTTACAAGCCTGTCAACGGCAACTGTTCCGACTGCAATTGGACCTCAATTATTATCAATAGCACCTGATCTAATTGCAAAGATACCTACTTTGACTTTGCTTGTTAATAATATTAACTCGTTTAAAAAGTGAGGATTGTATGCTGACAAAGGAGTCTATGGCTGGTAAAATAGCAGATAAAATGGAAGCCGCAGGAATTGTAAAAACAGCAGATAAGGCGGCTGTTATTGTGATATGGAAAGAAATATGCGACGGAATAATCAGCGAACTTACAACAAACGGAGTTATTAGCACAACAGTTTCCGGCACAGCTAACCTTGAAACAGGTGAAGTGACTGGAACCGGAACTGGAACAATAAATTAAGGAGTACACAATGAAAGAAAAAATCGTTATTAAAATTATCGGTTGGCTTATGAACTTTTTGAGTGATAAGGATGTCCAGAGACACCTTATTGAGACGGCTGAAAAACTCGCTAAAAAGACCGCTAATAAGACCGATGATGAAGTTGTTTCATGGTTTAAAGAGATATGGAGTGGCAAATAATGCCCCGTTTTGGTTTGCACTCACTCAAACTCTTATCTGAATGCGATCCCCGTATTCAGCAAATTTGTAATGAGGCTATAAAGTATTATGACTTTGCCGTTGTATGCGGACACCGTAATCAGGAAGAGCAGGATGAGTGCTTTAGAAATGGCACTTCAAAATTGAGGTATCCTAAAAGCAAGCATAACTCCCTACCTTCGCTTGCAGTTGATTTGGTTCCTTATCCTATAGACTGGAAGGATATTAAGCGATTTAAGCAACTGGGCGTGATTATGAAGCGTGAAGCCGATAAGTTAGGCATTAGGATAAGGTGGGGCGGTGATTTTATATTTTTTAAAGACTATCCGCATTTTGAGGTAATATGAGCAAGATAGAATTAGTCGAGACTGGTTTTAAACTTTGTGGCATAGTGATTGAAGCTATCTCAAAGGGCATAGAGTACAATCAGCTAAAAGAGTATTGCAAGGATGTTGTCAATGCCTACCGTAAGGCACTTGAGGAAATTAAGCGGATTACACAGATTAATCAGACATTATCTGATTCTAACAAGTATCTGAAGGAACAGAATAGCGAACTTTTAAAAGAACTTGAACAGAGAGGTAACAAATGAAGTATTTTATTATTGGTGCTTTAATGGCACTTTCCACAGCTTGTGCAACCATTGACAGGATCGAATCGAACACGGTAGTCATTATAAAGATGACCCTTGATTCCGGCGAGATCGTTGACATATCCGTATCAAGCGGTTTAACCTACACGGGCGAGGACGGCAAACTTTACACTAACTCAAATTTTGTCGGATTCTATCAGGATGATAAGTATGTTTATAAGTGCGAGGTCGGAGCCGATACCTACGGAAAAATAAAGTCACAGCATATTACACTCAAAGAAAACTGTAAAATAGAATCTATCAAGTAAGCGCTAATCAGGACATTCACCAATATATCTTGTTACAATCTACGGTCGGGGAATAGACAGCCCCAACTTCCTTTTTTGTTGACACAGATAATAAATTAGACTATTCTTTATATGCACAGTGCTCATTTAAATTTTGTGTCAGGGGTCGGTTTAATATAAGCACAAAAGACATCGTAAATAAGAACATCCGACCCCTTTTTTTTATTTGGGGTTATTATGTTTTTAAAGTGTCTTCCACAACCTAAAGAGTCAAAGTGTCAGGTCGATTTTGTAAAGTATGCACGAACCTATCTAAGAGATAAGGGACATTTACTTTTTGCAATACCTAACGGTGGCACTCGCAACATCAAGGAAGCTCAACAGTTAAAAAATCAGGGCGTTGTATCAGGCGTTCCGGATTTAATCCTTGCTATTCCAAGAGGTGTCTATCACGGTCTATTTATCGAAATGAAACGGGATAGTAAGTGCAAGCTATCCGACAATCAGGCAGAGATGATCGAACTGCTAAAATCACAGGGCTATGCAGTCGAAGTATGTCATGGATTTTCTGAAGCTGTAGAGGCTTTTCACAAGTATATGAAGTAAAATAGTGTAAAAATCTGCTAATGATATTGCGCACTTATTAAGTTAGTTAAATTATGCTATAAATTTTCTTGACAATGTAAACAGGTATGGTAAAATGATTTCGTCAAGTGGTTATTTTAACAAATGATTGGAGGTTGCCGTGAGTAATTGGAAAGAGATCAAGCACAGTTGAGTATAAGGGTCATGCTTATACTTGGGATGGTTACAAACAGGCTTATGTATATTAATGGAGCAACAAAATGAGTACACAAGAAAAAGTAATGTTTATCGAGGGTGAACTTTCAAATTATCCACACGCTCAGCCGTTCATTTCTCCGAGGGATATAAGAGAACTAGCAATAAATAGCGACACTGTCGAAGAAATTAGAAGCGAGCTTGAACAGCTTGAAGTTGTTTATAAAAATATGAAAAAAAATTAATTATTGGAGGTTGTTATGAAACTTTTTGACGATGAGCATTACAAAATAATGCTTCAGTTTGAAAAAGATTTTTCTTCAATTAGGCTCGACAAAGAAAAGAACAAAGATTTATGGAAGATTGGGAGAAACTAACCAGCTTTTTTTAGCTTATCGACAGGGATATTCATTTTCTAAATTTATAAATGGAGGCAATCATGAGTAAAGAAAAAGCAGTCAGTCTTATCAAATGTGCAGAGCAGATGAAAAAGCAGGGAGCATCGTCAAAGTTTGAGTATCAGGTTATTTTGGCAAAGGTGATAGGTATACAATGAAGTATATCCTTACAAT